TCATTTTGAAAAATATAATTTTATTTCATCCTCCTGGTCACTTTGGGGCACGTCTGGGGCACGGGCATTAAGGACATTATTCAACATGGCAACTTGAGTCACGCTGCACTCAGGCATCCATGCACCATAAACATTGTAGACCATGCTGGCGCTGGAGTGCCCCATCTGTGATGCAATAAATGTCGGGTTTGCTCCGGCAGATAAAGCCCAGCACGCATAGGTATGGCGTGACTGATACGCTTTACGGGATCGGATACCCGCTCTTTTTATTGCTGAATCCCATGTCGCTCCGATGGAGCTTACCGCGTAGTTAATACCAGCCTTGTGATTCTTGCGAACGATTTGCGGACAGAAAACAAAAGTGCACTCGTGCAAAATTGTTCTTCCGTACTCGCGTAATTGAACAGTGATCTGATGCTGCCTGCTAAGACGAGTAAGCATCGCCTGGTTTTTAAGTGCTTCAATTGCTGGTGCCAGAAGATGTATAACCCGGTTAGTGCCTGCGTCAGTCTTTGGTAGCGTAAAATCACCTATTTTTGTAAAATTTCTTCGCACTGTTATCGTGCCAGCTTTCAGGTCGATATCCTCCCATGCAAGTGCGGCAATTTCACCGTGTCGCATCCCTGTAAAAACAGCCACTGTCCAGAGGTTTTTGGTCTGTTGATGATGGCAGGCATCAATGAGACGGCTAAACTCATCTCTGGTCAGTGGATCCGGCACTGGTTTTGATTTCCTCAGCGGTGTTATTGAATTAAACGGGTTTTTCTCCAGATACCCGTTTTCGGCGGCAAAGCTGAACATTCCGGCTGTTGTTGTCATGTAATAGTTCACTGTGGGTACGGTTCTTCCTTTTTGGGACGTGCTGGTTTTCCTGCTTCCCTTTTCCCCGGTCAGTAAATCTTTCCTGATAAACAGCAGATCTTCTTTTGTAATCGATGACGCCAGCCTGCCAGGACCAAGTCTCGGTAGCATATTTTTCATCACTGATTGATAACGATTTAAGGCGTTACTACTGATTTCCATTGCTTTCAGAGTAAGCCATTTCTGTGCCAGTTCACCGACGGTGATATCTTTTTTTACCAGGCCAAATAGCTTCAGGTTAGGTGAGTCAGGGAATCGCTCGGCATAATCAAACGTTCCCGTTCTGATTGCAAAGCAGACAGAAGCCCTTAACTCACCAGCGATCTTTCTGTTTTTCGGAGTATCGGGCACGCGAAGATTTTCGCGCACTCGTTTACCCCTGTACTTAAACGTTATTCGGAGTTTTCCTCCGTGATTTTCAACGCCGGCTGGATAGGCTGAATTCGCCATTGTTCCTCCTGCGTCCAAGAGCACGCTCAGGTTATACTCTTATGGACAAGAATTAAACATCCTGAGATGGTAAGGGTTGGTTTTTGATCCAAGTGTTGATGGTAGGAAGATGATAGAGACATTCGCTGTTTTTCTTTGGCGTTCCGTCGGGGGCAATTTGTTTATATTCTCTGCCGTTCATCCACGCACTGTCCCTGGCGCGTAATATTGTTCCTTTTCTTAGGCCTGTTACAGCCATTAAAAGCTCCAGTGTTACCCATTCATTCGCATTTATCTGTACAACAGGTGTGATGACTGGCTGAATGCCATGGTTATGTTGGTTTACTAACTCGCGCATAAGTTGCCTCTGCATGTGTAAGAAAAAACCGCCCGAAGGCGGTTGTCAGTTGATTGATGTACGGCGCCTTTTTCGAAGGCTGGCAATATGCTTTTCCTTCTCAATTTCCGCTTTAATCATATGCAGTTCGTTGTGCTCGATTCGCTCAAATTCTTCATTAAATGCACTAATTGAAGTGGCTCTGGTTCTGCCGTCGAGCCTTCGGTAGATCACCTGAGTCAGAGTTACCTTGCATATTTCTACCGGATAGTTGTTGGCATCAACGAAAGACTGCCCGCGCTGGATCAGGACGAACACTGGTTGTATTCCTTGAGTGCCATATCATAAACACGGCATGCCGAGAGGTGTGTTGTAGTCAACGTCGTTCGTATCCTGAAAAGTCCATGTGTTGTGACGGTAACTTCCGGGGCTTTGAGTTTCACTGCATCAACGATATGCTGATGTTTGCGGCTTTCGAATATAGAGCTGGAGATAACCACACTTGCTGTTAAACCGTAACTTTCAAATGTGATTTTCATGTCATTATCCTCGCAGTTAGCCGGGCAACAAAAATAAATAATGTTGTTCCTGCGAATAACAGGATACCGCCCGTCATTAGAGAAAGGAAAAACAATATTAATGTACGCGGGTTGTTTCTCAAAATATTCTCTCTGTGATTCGCTCACTCTGACAATTCGTTGATCAAGTCACGGTATTTATTCAGTTCTTTCAGCGCCTTACATGCACCCTCCCATCGTTTCTGTTTCCGCCCGGCGCGACGCGCTTCTTTCCGTGATTTACGTAGCAGGTCACCTATAATGTTGTGCTGCACTGGCTGCACTGGCTGCACTGGCTGCACTGGCTGCACTGAGGCGATATTTGGTTTTTTGTCCACTTCCCTTGCAACTGCCTGCCAGATGCCATTTTTTACAGTTACTACCCCCTGGTTTTTTAACTTCCATAGAGTGTCAATAACGTCATTCAAATCAATATTGAGACCTTTAGAAATACTTTCGGCTGATGCTTTTCCTAATTTGTTCAATTCTGTGAGCACTGCGTTCATTTTTTTCTCCTGATATTTTAATGTCGGTGGGGCTGTTATACGGTTGGTGAGGTGTCAGCTTCTTCTACCAGCTTTTCCAGTTCATCCAGCTTTCGGGAAAGAATTTCACCAAACAGATGAAGTTCTGCATCTGCTGTAATCGGGATTGGAACAAATCGTATTCCACTTCTGGCAAGTTGATTTGCGATTTCCAGACACTGCCTTAATTCAACTGGTGATGCCTTTGTCAACGTCGTTTTTTCGCTCATTGGTTTTCTCCAGAAATTTAACAATACCCGGAACCATCTCAATGGATGGTGTGCCGCATTGGTTACCCCATACATCAAATCCATGCGAGGTGTGGCGGGCGAACAGTTCTATCCGGGGAACATCGCCAAGAAGTTGCACAAGCTTTTCTCGAGCCATATCCGGCTTGCGGGAGTGATCAAGGCGCGGTGCAGTGAATGACTGGATTATTCCGGCGTTAATGCGTTCGGGCAGATTTCCTTTCACTGCAAAAAGGCAGTCTTCGCTGTTAGCGCGAGTGGTGCTACCCATACCCATGACCAGCTTGTCGGTCTGTCTTTTCCCGCATTTGTTCCAGGTTAATCCTTTCATCGTCACCAGACGAAAGCCCCACGCTTCTACAACCTTCAATGCTTCAAGTGGTTGTGTAGGCACCCACCACATAGCCAACAGGCAATTATCGGCTGCCAGTTCCCATACCGGGAGGCGGCAGATATCCAGAAGACTCATGACCGGATATTTAAAACTTGCACCGCGTTGACCATCGGTTGCTTTGTCGCGGAATGTCCAGGGGGGATCTGCGTAAATGAGGGTGTATTTTTTCGTCATAGCGCGTTTTCAAACTCATCAATGTAAAGTCCTGCTTTAATCAGTCGGCGACGGCGTTCGGCCTTTTGCACGTATTCCTCGCGACAGTTTTTTGCTGCGTGTTCACGGCTTCTGCGACTGAATGGAGAAACGGCATTGCGTGAGCGAGGTGTGTCACGACGAGGATTTGATTCGAGGGAGAAAAAGCGATCAACGATTCCGGTGTCTGTGGTGAATGGTTCTGAAGCCTTTATTTTCACAACCTTACTGCCCTTTGTCAGGCTGCGAGCTACCTTGTTGAACTCGCAAAGTGAAACACCAAATTTCTCTGCTATTTCACTGCCAGTAACAGGACGACCACGAGACTGAATCATCCAGGTGACGCGTTCTTTTAACCCACGGAAGGCACCGGGCCTTCCAGAACGCCTGTAGAAAGCGATCTGTTTCAAATTTTTGTCTCCAGATATGAAAACCCCGACGGGATGTCGGGGATGGTAGGGGAAGCTACAGGCTTAACGAGAAGCCTTTTCGGGAATTTCGATCTGACAATCTTGAAATATCCTGTAGCGTGCGGCGCATTTCTTCCGTCAGATGCTTGAAGGCGTTAAATTCAGCGACAGCTGCGTCAACGTTATAGCCTTTGCTGTGTAGCTCGTTGAGGATGCGCATAGTTGGGCTTGGCATGTCGAAGAGCACAGAAACGTCCAGGTTAAGAGTTTTTCGATCAACATAGCTCATCATGGAGTAGGGGTGGTGCTCTGAAAACCACGATAGAGGGTAGTTGATGTTCATTGGTGCAGGTAAAAGGCTCTGGCGAAGTTTCTTTTCGCACTCGATGAAGTATCGGCGGATCTGGCGGCCTTTTTCGTTACGCTCAACCATCGCCAGTTCTTTGGCTGTGTCGAGAGTTAGGTGGTAGTCCTTGCTACGGCGATCACCTCCTCGCCCTTTGGTTTGCCCATTTTGGCAAATCAAAATATAGTCCTGGCTTTCAACGAATCCATATTCAGCAATGCGTTCTTTAACCCAGTGCGCGAACATTCTGCCCACACCAAGAAAAGAGTGTAGATCACGAGCGTTAACTAGAAGAATTGTTTCGTTGTCGATAGTGCCGTTGAATACGGGGATGAGTTGACTGGTCATGATGACCTCCTTTGAAGTTTTAGTTAGCAATCACCAGTTAGTGGCTGGTGATCGGGTGTCAACTAGAGCCTTCAAAGATGCTCCGGGCATATTCCCCTTGCGGGTATTGTATTACGCCTCTCCACCCGACCTTTGTACGGATGTGACTATGCCAAATTGCAGGCATAAAAAAGCCGCAAAGCTATCGGGTGCGGATGACCGCTTTGAAGTTCTAGTGCGGTCAGTATGCGATAGCTCTGGCGGATTTGTCAAATCATGTAGGCCTTATCTTGCTGTAAGCCGCGCCATTCGGGCTTTTCCCCAGATTTGGGGGAAACTATCTGCGAAGTATTCACCTTTGACGGCAAGTTGCAGGTTAGCCACGGTTAACCTCCTGCGGCGGTTCTGGTAGCGGCATCCAGTGTGTTACCTGCTCAACACCATTGCCCGGCTTAATCGTTGCTTCTCCTCGCCGAAAGGTGCTTCCGGTATAGCGTGCGGAGCATATTAGCGGCTCAACCAGATCACTATCGAAATTCACCGAAATAAGTACGTTCTGATTCTTTTTCGGCATTCGATCACTACAGCTTATCCA